AGAGGGTGGTAAGAAGAAAAAGAAAATGGAAGAAGAGTTTGACATCGAAGAAGATGTTAATGCTCTCTTGGAAGGTGAAGAACTTTCTGAGGAATTCCAAGAGAAAGCACGTACCATCTTTGAAGCAGCAATTAAATCTAAAGTTGCTGAGATTAAAGAGTCACTCCAAGAGTCTTATGAATCCACTCTTGTAGAAGAAATTAGTTCCATTAAATCAGAACTTACTGACCGTCTTGATGCATACCTTGAGTATGTCGCTGATGAGTGGATTCAAGAGAATGCACTTGCAGTTGAACACGGTCTCAAGACTGAAATGACTGAATCATTCCTTCAAGGAATGAAGAGTCTTTTTGAAGATCATTATGTAACAATCCCTGAAGATAGATATGATGTAATCGAGAGCATGGTAGATAAACTTGATGAAATGGAAGAAAAACTCAACGAGCAAATCGAAAGAAATGTTGCTCTTAATAGAAGATTAGCAGAGTCAGTTGCTGATGTAATCTTTGCAGAAGTCGCTGAGGGTCTTGCACTTTCTCAGAAAGACAAACTCGCTTCTCTTGCTGAAAATGTTGAGTTTGAAAGTGAAGCAGACTATCGTGAGAAGCTAGTAACGTTGAGGGAATCATATTTTCCAATCAACGCTGGTACTCAACAAAGAGACACCTCAGACACAATTTCTGAAGAGACAACAACTGAATCAATTTCAGTTTCTCCATTAATGGAATCGTATCTTCAGACTCTGAGTAGAGTTTCTAAAAAGTGATTTATAGATCATAAAATTCAAACTAACTTTTTTAAAGAGGTAAAATCCAATGCAAATGTTCAATGCAGAACAATTGCAGGAGAAGTGGGCACCAATCCTCGACTATGAGGGTCTTGATCCAATCAAAGATTCACATCGTAGAGCGGTAACTGCTATCCTGCTAGAAAACCAAGAGAAAGAACTTCGTGAAGAGCGTTCTTTCCTTTCGGAAGCAACTCCAACCGTCAACACAAATACCGGTGCCAATGCAGGTTTCTCTGCTAGTGCATCAACTCCTGTTGCTGGTTTCGATCCCGTTCTGATCTCACTGATCAGACGTGCAATGCCTAACCTGGTCGCTTATGACCTTGCCGGCGTTCAACCAATGAACGGTCCTACTGGATTGATCTTCGCAATGCGTTCGAAGTACAAGACTATGGGTGGAACGGAAGCTCTGTTTGGCGAAGCAGACACCGCATTCTCAGGTCAAGATAATGGTTTCAACCTTACCAACGGATTCACCAGTGGTGCTGTTGGTATGGGTACTACCTCACAGCAAGGTAGTAATCCTGGTCTTCTTAATCCTGAATCAGGTCAAACCGCTACTACCTACAACGTAGGTCAGGGCATGAGAACCGACGATGCTGAAGCACTCGGCGGCGCAGGCACTGATCAATTCAACGAGATGGCATTCTCGATCGAGAAAGTCACCGTTACTGCTAAGTCAAGAGCTCTGAAAGCTGAGTACACCTTAGAACTCGCACAAGACCTCAAGGCTATCCACGGTCTGAATGCAGAAGCTGAGCTTGCTAATATCCTTAGCACTGAGATTCTTGCTGAAATCAACCGCGAAGTTATTCGTACCATCTATCGCGTTGCTGAGTCTGGTGCTCAGACTAACGTTGCTTCTGCTGGTATTTTTGACCTTGACGTTGACTCCAACGGTCGTTGGTCGGTTGAGAAGTTCAAGGGTCTTATCTTCCAAATCGAGCGCGATGCCAACGCTATCGCACAAAGAACTCGTAGAGGGAAGGGTAACATGATCCTCTGCTCCGCTGATGTTGCTTCGGCACTCACAATGGCAGGCGTTCTTGATTACACCCCTGCACTCAACGCTAACCTTAACGTTGATGATACTGGTAACACTTTTGCTGGTGTTCTGCAAGGTAAGTATCGCGTCTATATTGACCCATATGCTGCCAACGTTGCTGCTAATCAGTACTATGTTGTTGGTTATAAGGGTTCCTCACCTTATGACGCTGGACTCTTCTACTGTCCATATGTTCCTCTCCAAATGGTACGTGCCGTTGGTCAGGACACCTTCCAGCCCAAGATTGGATTTAAGACCAGATATGGTCTTGTTGCCAACCCATTTGCTGAAGGTACTGATGTTGGTCAGGGTCTTCTCACTGTTAATAAGAACCGCTACTACAGAAGAGTACGTGTCGATAATTTAATGTGATCTAAATTCACATATTTTCAGAGGGTTCTTCGGAACCCTCTTTTTTTATCTAAATAAAAATAAAAGACTTATGAAGTCCTTTAAGCAGTTTTGTAAAGAAGCAAGTATTCAAGAACTTTTTGGATTTGAAATGCCCAAATTATCAGCACCAAAACCTTCTACTGAAGTTCTTGCATATAAGAATTATAAACCAGGAGTCCTTGACAAATCAACTGGTAAATTTACTCAAAGAGCACACACTGCTACCGAAAAGGATAGATATGGATGGAAACCAGTAAAAGCAAGCTCATATAGTAAAGCAGACACTCCAGGATCTTTAACTGCAAGTGGTCATAAATTTGATGATACTCAAAGATTAGTTGCAGTGCCTTACAAATCTAAAACAAGTTCTAAACCATCAACTCCATTTGGAACTAAACTCGATTTAACTACAAAACCAGTAGGAAAAGAAACAAAAGTTGCAAAGACTTCTGTTCAGGATACTGGTAATTTTGGACCCGCTGGTGATTATAACAAATCAACTGGTATGGATTTAAGTTTAAGAACAGCAAAGGATTTGGCACCAGTATCATCATCCAGAGAATGGGGAAAAAGACAGATTTATGTAAGAACTGCTCCAACAACACCATCTTTGGCAAAAGTATCCCCATCTAAAAAATAAAATGGCATCGGCGTGTAATTTTCCAGGACAAATCACAAATAGAAACTTTTTATCTCCAGCAGGTTTTAAGTTTAATATTGCAAAAGATCCTAAAATATCATTTTTTTGTAACAGTGCTAGAATACCTGAAATTAATTTAGCACTTGCATTACAACCATCTTATCTAAAAGATATTGATGTTCCTGGAGAAAAATTAACTTATGGAGATTTAACGATTCGATTTTTAATTGATGAAAACCTTGAAAATTATATGGCAGTTCATAATTGGTTAACTGGACTTGGATTTCCAGAAACAACAGAGCAATATCGGGATTTAATTACTGATGTTAAAGGATTGCTTGATCCAAAAGAAGCATTTAGTGATGGAACTTTAAGAGTATTAAACTCTAATTTTAAAGATGCAGCTATTGTAAAGTTCAAAGATATGTTTCCATATTCTTTATCATCACTTGAGTTTGATGCAACAATTACTGACGTTCAGTACTTTACAGCAGAGGCATCTTTCAAGTATACTATCTACAATATCTTAGGAACAGACAATAAACCTTTATGAATCTTGATGAAATTAGTGAAATGTGGCAAAGAGATTCTGTCATCGATCCTGATAATTTACACGATGAATCTTTAAAAATACCTCAACTCCATTCTAAGTATTATACTTTATATAATACAATTACTTTGTTGCGTGAGAAAGCAAGAGAGACTTACAATAGAGTTAAGTTAGAGCGTTATAATTATTATACAGGAAAGGCACCAGCAGAGGTTTATGAGGAAGAACCATTTCCTTATAAAGTAAGAGATAAAGAGGCGTTACAGAGGCATATGGATGCCGATGAGAGATTGAACAAAGTAGATCTAAAAATTAGGTATTACGATATTATGCTTAAGTTTCTTGAGGAAATTATTAAATGTATATCAAACAGAACGTTTCAAATCAAGAATGCTCTGGAATGGCATCGGTTCCAGGCAGGGTTTAATTAATCAAATAAATACTCATAACTGATATGTTATGAATGTCCCATTTGATTATCTCAAAGAAGAATGAGGTATATCTTCAAGTTGAGGCAGAACCACACGTCTATTATGAGTTAAGAGACGCATTTCAATTTGAAGTACCAAATGCTAAGTTTGCTCCCGCCTACAAAAACAAGTGGTGGGACGGATTTATCTACCTGTTTAATGTGAATACAAGAGAAATATATGTTGGTTTATTGGATAAACTCATAAGGTTCTGTGAGCAGCACAATTATACTTATGAGTTTCGAAATAACAAGTATTACGGTCTTCCTTTTGAGGTAAATGAACATATCTCAAAAGAAGGTGTAAAAGATTATATGATTTCTATTTGTAAGTATGCTCCCCGCGAGTACCAAGTTGAGGGAGTATACGACGCTTTAAAACATAATCGAAAGTTGTTGATATCTCCAACTGCTTCTGGAAAGTCCTTGATGATATACTCGATTGTGAGATATTACGTTGAGAAAGGACAAAATACTCTGATAGTCGTTCCGACGACATCCCTTGTAGAGCAGATGTATAAAGACTTTGCAGATTATGGGTTTGACGTGGGTTCATATTGCCACAAGATCTATGCTGGAAAAGAAAGAGAGACTGACTCTCAGGTCATCATTACAACCTGGCAGTCCATCTACAAACTTCCCCGACAATATTTCTCAAGATTTAATGTGGTCGTAGGAGATGAAGCACACCAGTTTAAATCAAAGTCATTAGTATCTATAATGACAAAACTTTCTGATGCAAAATATCGTTATGGTTTCACCGGCACGCTAGACGGCACACAAACACATAAGTGGGTTTTAGAAGGTTTGTTTGGTCCTTCTTATAAAATCATCAGAACGGAAGAACTGATGGAGAAAGGTCATGTTGCCAAACTGGATATCAATATTCTTCTATTGAAACATCCACCGAATAAGTTTGAGAATTTTGAGGAAGAAGTTCAATACATCATCAATCACGAGAAGCGTAATAAGTTTATTCGTAACCTTGCCCTTGATTTGAAAGGAAATACTCTTATTTTATTTTCCAGAGTAGAAGGTCATGGACAACCATTATACGATCTCATAAATAACAATATAGACAAAGATCGCCACGTGTTCTTTGTTCACGGTGGTGTGGATACCGAAGATCGAGAAAAAGTAAGAGAAATTACAGAAAAAGAAAACAATGCAATCATCGTCGCTTCTTACGGCACTTTTTCTACTGGTATTAATATCAGAAATCTACATAATGTTATCTTTGCTTCCCCTAGTAAATCAAGAATCAGAAACCTCCAATCAATCGGACGAGTCCTAAGAAAGGGGGACAATAAAACTAAAGCAACTTTATATGATATTGCCGATGATATAAGTCATAAATCACGAAAAAATTATACACTTAATCACTTAATAGAAAGAATCAAAGTTTATAATGAAGAAAACTTTAATTATGATATTGTAAACATACCTTTTAAAAACTAATGGGAGACGAGTTCTACGCAGCACTTAAATTGGTTACTGGAGAAGAAATATTTTCATTAGTTTGTATTGATGAAAATGATGGAGATCCTATTTTAATTCTTCAAAATCCAGTTATTATGAAAGTTTTTGCAAATCATGTTGGAACTTATGTTAAGATTAAAGCATGGATGGAAATACCTGATGACGATTTCTTTTTAATTAAATTTGATAAAGTCATTACTATGACTGAAATCAAAAATCAATCTACGATTGATTTTTATCATAGATATCTTAAAGATGATAATGTTGATATTGAAATTGATGGTAAAGTAACAATATCTGATAAAATGGGATATTTGGGTTCTGTTGAAAATGCCCGTAAAGATTTGGAAGATATTTTTTTAAAAGATCTTAAAGATAATAAAGAAAGCTAAATCTTATCTTCAAAAGCAACAAACCTAGTCTACTCATATTTTTGGTACTTGTCAAGATCTTGTGTAATGTGGTATAATAACTTCAACTTATATTAAACTTCAATTTATATTAAAACAAAAAAATGTATTATGCCCAAAAAGAAATCAGAACATTATGTAAATAATAAGGAGTTACTAGAAGCATTAATTGTTTATAGAACTAAAGTTGAAAAATCATATTTGAAGAAGTATGATAAAGATCTTACAAAACAACCAAAGGAAGAAAGAGCAAAACATTGGGAAGGTAAGCCCCCTATCTCAAACTATCTGGGTGAGTGCTTTTTGAAAATCGCTACACACCTTTCATACAAGCCTAACTTTGTGAACTATATGTTCCGTGACGATATGATCTCTGATGGGATCGAAAACTGCGTCCAGTATATTCACAATTTCAATCCAGAGAAGTCACAAAACCCCTTTGCATATTTTACTCAAATCATTCACTACGCTTTTCTTCGTCGTATTCAAAAAGAGAAGAAGCAACTAGAAATCAAAACCAAGATTATTGAAAGGACTGGATTTGATGAGGTTATGATGGTTGACGACAGCTTGCTTTCTGGCAGTAGTTCCGACTATAATACTATTAAAGACAACATTTCGTATAGAAACAATCGATGACTCGTTTAGCCGTACTCTCTGATACACACTGGAGTGCCCGCAAAGCGTCCAGACATTTACACGATTATTTTGAACTCTTCTATAAGAATGTGTTTTTTCCTGCTTTAGAGGAGCATGGAATTCAAACAGTCATTCATATGGGAGATGCTTTTGATAATCGTAAAAGTATTGACTTCTGGGGTCTTGACTGGACTCGAAGAGTGGTATTGGATCCACTTTCTAAATATGAAACTCATATGATTGTGGGAAATCATGACATTTTTCTTCGCAATTCCACGGAAATTAATGCTCCAGAACTTCTTCTAAAAGATTACCCAAATATTAAAACTTATAATTCTCCACAAACTGTAAAAATTGGTGGTATTGATGTAATGATGCTTCCATGGATTTGTAGTGAAAATTATGATGAGACTCTCAAGCAAATCAAAAAGTCAAAAGCAAAAGTTGCTTTTGGTCATTTAGAACTTCAAGGTTTTCGTGTAAATAAGCATTTGATGATGGAAGATCATGGAATGGATCCGAAGATCTTTGATAAGTTTACCAAAGTATTTTCAGGGCATTATCATACAAGATCTGATAATGGAAAGATCTTTTATCTTGGAAATACCTACGAGATGTATTGGAGCGATGTAAATGACACAAGAGGTTTTCATATTTTTGATACTGAAACATTAGAACATACTCCAATTAACAATCCTTATAAATTATTTTATAACATTTATTATGAGGATACACCACATCAAATGTTTGATGTTACGGAGTATACAAATAAAATTGTAAAAGTGATTGTTCGTAAAAAATCTAAATCAAAAGATTTTGAAAAGTTCATTGATAAACTTTACACAGTTGGCATTCAAGATCTTAAGATTATTGAAAACTTTGAGATTCAAGAAAATGAAGAGTTTGAAATTAGTGAAGATGAAAACACTCTTACAATTTTAAATCGTTATATTGAAGAATCAGAGTTTGAGTTTGATAAGACGATTATTAAAGGTATTTTTCAAGATCTTTATCAGCAAGCTTGCGAAGTAGAATGATGTTTCTTCTTACTCTTAAAGACAGAAAAGACGACGGAGCCTACGCAGTTCAAAACCGATATGGTGAAAAAGTTTTGTTTTTATTTGAGGATGAAGATGACGCAGTTCGTTATGCTTTACAATTGGAAGATCAAGAAGAAACTGAAATGGATGTTGTTGAAGTTGATGATGAGCTTGCCATAAAGACTTGTAGGACTTATAATTACAAGTATACTGTAATTACACCTGACGATATTGTAATTCCCCCAAGAGATGTTAGTATTTCACAAGATTAATAAACCTTTTAGAAACATAAAATATTATAAATTAATTAAGAAATAAACCTTTTAGCATATTAATGTTTCATCTTCATCATATGCTCCCAAAGCACTCATCTTATTTTGATTATCTTGGTAATGTTAAAGAAGATGAATATTATAAAATTTATTTAACTCCTAAAGGGCACGCAGATCAACACGATATTTTATATAAAGTATTTGGAGATAAATTTGATAAGATTGCTGCTGATGGTCTTAGAGGACAAAAAAATATAAAACTACAAGTTTTTAGTGAAGCGGGAAAGCGAGGTGGTAAGGTAAAACCAGATGTTTCAGCAAAAGAAAAAATGTCTAATAAAAAACTTGGAAGAAAATTAAGTGATGAACACAAGAAAAAAATAAGCGAAGGTAATAGTGGGAAGAAAAAACCTATGGGTGAAGAGCATAAAAATAATATAAGTAAAAGTTTAATTGGTAATACTAGAAGAAAAAATGGTAAAAAAACTTGGAAACCTGATGAGGAATATAAAGCAAAAATGAGTGCAAA